AAAAAATTATACAATGCTTCAGATGTTACAAAAAGAAACAGAAATGGCCAGACAAAGTCTGGTTTATACTCTTTGTTTATCCCAATGGAATGGAACTACGAAGGATTTATTGATGAGCACGGAATTCCAGTTTTCACTACTCCTGATGTCGATAGGTTCGACCCAAGCGGTGAACTAATAGATGTAGGTGTAATAGATAACTGGCAAAATGAAGTTGATGGTTTAAAGTCAGACCACGATGGTTTAAATGAATTCTATCGTCAATTTCCAAGAACAACAGAACACGCATTTAGAGACGAGAGTAAAAACTCTATTTTTAATTTAGTTAAGATATACGAGCAAATAGATTACAACGAAGAGATGTCTAGAACACTAGGGGTTACTCAAGGTAATTTTCAGTGGGTTGATGGAATCAAAGATTCTCAAGTTATATTTTATCCAGATCCAAAAGGTAGGTTCAAAGTTAGTTGGGTTCCACCTCAACACCTCCAAAACAAAGTGATACTTAAAAATGGAGTTAAGTATCCAGGCAACGAACACATGGGTGCTTTTGGTTGTGACAGTTACGATATATCAGGAACTGTAGATGGTAAGGGGTCTAAAGGAGCTTTACACGGCTTAACTAAGTTTAGCATGGAAGATGCCCCAGCTAGTAGTTTCTTTTTAGAATACTTATCAAGACCACCAACAGCTGAGATGTTTTTTGAAGACATGTTAATGGCGATAGTGTTTTATGGAATGCCAATACTCGCAGAGAACAATAAACCTCGTCTCTTGTATTATTTGAGACGTAGAGGATACAGAGGGTTTAGTATGAATAGACCTGATAAGATATGGAATAAACTATCCGTAGCAGAGAAAGAAGTTGGTGGAATACCCAATTCAAGTGAAGATATAAAACAGGCCCACGCGGCTGCTATTGAGATGTATATACAGTCTCATGTTGGCATGAAACAAGATGGAACTTTTGGAGACTTGTATTTTAATGCTTTATTAAATGATTGGAGTAGGTTTGATATAAATAAAAGAACAAAGTTTGATGCGTCAATAAGCTCTGGTTTAGCAATTATGGCTAACAACAGGCATTTATACGCTCCAAACGCTAAAGTAGAAAAACAATCAGTGAGCATTAATTTTGCTAAATACAATCAAAAGGGCAATATGAGTAGAATAATTAAAAACTAAAGATGGCTGAATCAGTTATAAATAAAAATTTCCCAAGTCAAGTTGTTAGTGATTTAGAGAAGATGAGTTACGATTATGGGTTGAAAGTTGCTAAGGCAATCCAACACGAGTGGTTCAATAAATCTCATGGAACTAACAATAGATTTAGCAATAGTGGTTCGAAGTTTCACCAACTACGTTTATATGCTAGGGGAGAACAATCAATTCAAAAATATAAGGATGAGTTATCTATAAACGGTGATTTGTCCTATTTAAATTTAGACTGGACGCCTGTTCCTATTATATCTAAATTCGTAGATATAGTTGTTAATGGGATCGCAGAAAGATTGTATGATGTAAAGGCATATTCACAAGATCCATTTGGAGTAGTAAAAAGAACACAGTATATGCAGAATATCCAAAAGGATATGAAGATGAAAGAGTTTGATCAGTTTGTTAAAAATAAATTTGCGCTTGACACGAAAGAGAGTAAAATAGAAGACTTACCAGCTACAGAAGAAGAGCTATCATTACACATGCAGCTTTCTTATAAGCAGGCTATTGAAATAGCGGAAGAGCAAGCTATTAATATGTTAATGCGGGGTAACCAATACGACTTAGTAAAAAGAAGATTTTACCAAGACTTGGTTATATGTGGTATGGGGGCGGTTAAAACATCATTCAACACTGCTGAAGGCGTGGTTATTGATTATGTTGATCCTGCTAACTTGGTTTACTCTTATACAGATTCTCCGTTTTTTGACGATATATATTATGTTGGAGAAGTAAAATCAATTCCAATCAATGAGCTTAAGAAAGAATTCCCATATATAACACAAGACGAATTAGAAGAAATAGTTAAAAAAGCCGGGTCAACCTCCAGTTACTACGGATCACACACCCCATCAGAGGCAGATGATAACAAGGTAGATGTCCTGTACTTCAATTATAAAACCTACATGAACGAGGTTTACAAAATGAAGAAAAGTAGTAGTGGATCTGATAAAATGATTAAAAAAGATGATTCATTTAATCCTAAGAAAGGAAGTGATAGATATGAAAAAGTGCAAAGATCTTTAGAGTGTTTATATGAAGGAGCGTATATACTAGGTACTGATAAGTTAATCAAGTGGGAGAAAGCTAAAAACATGTTACGTTCCAAAAGTGACTATACTAAGGTGAAGATGAGTTATGCTATTGTAGCTCCTAGAATGTATGAGGGTAGGATTGATTCATTAGTAAATCGTATTACTGGATTTGCTGATATGATACAGTTAACTCATTTAAAAATACAACAAGTGCTATCAAGAGTAACTCCAGATGGGGTTTATTTAGATGTTGATGGTTTAGCTGAGGTTGATTTAGGTAACGGGACAAACTACAGTCCACAAGAAGCTTTAAATATGTTCTTCCAAACAGGTAGTATTGTTGGTAGATCTTATACTCAGGATGGCGATGGCAATCCAGGTAAAATGCCTATTCAAGAAATCCAATCGGGAGGAAGTAGTCAAAAAATTCAAGGCTTAATACAAACTTATAATTACTATCTTCAAATGATAAGAGACGTAACTGGGTTGAATGAGGCTAGTGATGGGTCAACACCAGCAGAAAGATCATTAGTAGGGGTTCAAAAAATGGCAGCCGCTAACTCTAACACAGCCACAAGACATATATTGCAAAGTGGGATGTACTTGACCGCTGAAATAGCAGAACAACTATCCCTTAGAATATCTGATATTATAGAATACTCACCAACAAAAAACGCTTTTATAGAATCTATAGGAGCTCACAATGTGGCAACGTTAGAAGAAATGTCAGAATTACATTTATATGACTTTGGTATATTCTTGGAATTAGAACCAGACGAAGAAGAAAAACAACTATTAGAAAATAATATTCAAACAGCTCTAACACAGGGAAGTATTCAATTGGAGGATGCTATTGATTTGAGAATGGTTAAGAACATTAAACTAGCTAATCAGTTGTTAAAACTTAGACGTAAGAAAAAAGGACAAGAAGATCAGAGATTACAATTAGAACAAACCAAAGCACAAGGAGCCGCTCAAGCAGAGGCGTCAGCAGCCGCGGGAGAAGCAGAGATAAAGAAAAATAAATCAATGGCAGAAACACAAAGAGCTTTAGAAGAACTTAAAACACAAGGAAAAACTCAAGTGTTAAACCAAGAGCACCAAATCAAAAAAGATTTAATGGCACAGGAGTTCCAATACAACATGCAATTGAAGCAGCTTGAATCTAAGGTGAAAACAGAAGGTCAGTTACTAGCTGAGAATCGTAAAGACGATAGATCAAAAATGCAAGCAACTCATCAGAGTGAATTGTTAGACCAAAAAGAAAACCAAAAACCAGCTAAAAACTTTGAGTCCGCAGGTAATGATGCGCTTGGGGGTTTTAACTTAGGTATTTAAAATTTATTAACTATTATTATATTATATTATGGCAAAAAAGAAAAAAGAAGAACCAATTGTGGATAACGAAACTGGTTCGTTAAAAGTAAAAGAAAAACAAGAAGTGCAACCTACAGCTAACGAAACAAAAGGTGATGTTATAAAGGTTAAAGAAAAAATGAAAATGAAAGCAGAAGTTATTGGGGAAACAATAACTAAGGTTGATTTAAGCAATCCAGTAGGAAAAGAAGAGACTACAACTGCAGTTGATCTAGATAAACCAATTGAGGAGCTAGCAGAAGAAACTATCCCTGAACAACCTGTTCTTGAGGAGGTAATAGAAGAAGAAAAAGTAGAGGAAATCGCTGTTGTAGCCGAGGAAACTATAACCGAATCTTTAGAGACTGGAAATCCACTACCTGAAAATGTACAGAAGCTAGTTAATTTCATGGAAGAAACGGGTGGAGATTTAGATGATTATGTAAAGTTAAATCAAGATTACGCTGAAATGGATAATCAAGATATACTACATGAATACTACAAACAAACAAAACCTCATTTAAATAGTGAAGAAATTGATTTTCTTATGGAAGATAATTTTTCTTATGACGAAGATGTTGATGAGGATAGAGATATTAAAAGAAAAAAATTAGCGCTAAAAGAGCAAGTTGCGAGCGCTAAAAGCCACTTGGACGGGCAAAAGTCCAAATACTACGAAGAGATTAAACTAGGTTCAAAGCTTACGAGTGAGCAACAAGAAGCTATTAATTTCTACAACACTCATTCGAAAGAAGCAGAGCAAACGGAACGTTACGAAAAAACAGCTAAGTCTAATTTTTTAAATAGAACTAACAAGTTCTTTGGAGACAAATTCAAAGGTTTTGAATATAATG